ACGATTCATCATCCGCGAACGCTGCATGTGACCCCGCAAGTTCGGAGGGATCATAGGTCCACCGGGCACGCCACCTCCACCACCGGGAACTACACCGGGTCCACCTCTGGGATCTACACCCGGTGGTGGTCTCATTCGAGGCGGAGGTGCTCCACGCCATGGTTGCGGAGGCATTGACCTCGGATCACCACGCATTCCACCTTGCCGCTGCTGCATCTGTTGCATCATTTCACGGATGCCACCTCGACCACCTCCACCCTGCGGAGGCATTGCTCTTGGGTCACCCCTACCACCACCAGCCACACTGGGAGGTATCATGCGCGGATCTTTACCGGGAGGCGGAGCCATGTTCGGCGGCATAGCTCGTGGATCCATCTGCGGTTTCATACGCGGAGGCACGCCACCTCTGCGGGGAGACATGTTGCCTTGAATCTGTCGAGGTACGCCACCCATCGGGGGACGCCCAAAGTTTGCTTGCGCAAGTCCACCATACGCATAGCCGTTGATGTAACCACCATGTGCTTGTTCCATTTCTTCTAGCTCCCGTTCAGTGCGAGTCTCTGATGCTGTCTTCTTACCCAACAGAGATGCAAGCCAACCAATCTCTTCCTCCTCTTCTGCAGGAGGTGGGGGTGGAGGTGGATCTACGTGATACTTCCGTTCCCACAAACTATAGCGAGCTGAGCCGCTCGGGTATGGGTTCGCACCCTTCGCCGCATCTTCTGCGTGAGCAGGCCGCACTGCACCTCCTTCAGCGAAGCCACCCGGTGGCACCATTAATGTTTGTGCCATACGTTCTTTGTGTGCACGTAAAGCAGCACTGTATTCAGTGTCTCGACCTGCCCTGCGATCCGGTGGCGTGTAGTCCACGGGAGGCACAGCTGGTGGAATGATTCGCGGTGGAGGTTCGCTTCCAACAGGTACGCACTGTCCACCTCGACGACGGAAACCAGACGGGCAGGTATCGTCCGGGGTAGGACCACCACCTCCGCCTCCGCCTCCACCGCGAGGTCCACCACCTCCACCTCTACGACCACGGGGTCCTCGGTTCTGTCGAGGACCTTGAGCGATCACTGGTGGAGCATCTTCGGGTGCCTGCGCTGCCAGTATCGTTGGCTCCGCTTGGTAATAAGTCCCGTCTTCATTTTTGAAATACTCGCCAGCCTCTATTGCCCTCATTGCTCTGAAGTAACCTTTGATGCCACTCCCAAACTGACGGGCGAGTTGCTTAAACGACACGTCGCCACCTTCTTGGAAGTTCAGACCCGGCGCATCCATTCGTTGAATAATATCAGCCATGGGTGCGAGCCCGCCTTCGTACATGCCGACAGCTTGGTCGGCGTTCATGAATTCTCTTCCGACTGCTCGCGATGGACCTCCGCCCCCCGGCTTCTTCCAGCCGTGAGCAGCGGCTCTCATTAGTGCGGCTTGCGCGGGTGATCTACTTGGCATGATTACTCCTGATCCTTTATCTTTTGGATTGCAGTGTTGTACTTATCGATGCTCCAACTGTGGGAGCGACGTTCCATCTGGTCTGCCTGATCTTTAAGCAGTGTCTCACGGTTGAAAATTCCTTCCCGCTTCATGGGCACAGAACCCTGTTCTTTCCGCGCGTCCACTTCAGTTCCTAGAAGCGTGTGACGACTGCGTTCAATCTGTTCTTTGAGATCTCGTTCGACATCTTGGTAAGTATTAATGTTGTCGTTATCTGCCCAACGTCTCCGGTTCCATGTGTACCATCGGCCTACTGCTTCAGCCCATTCGAATGGGGTGTCCGACCGAAAGGCGTCATGAATCAACCGGTACCGTTCGCTGCCACCCCCTCTCTGGTGGTCGCGTCGATGACCAAACTCGTGAGCCCAAAGCTGATCATTAGCATTCGCAGCACCGACTGCTGCAACAGTGTCTTCTCCCGGTCCTTCGAGACCTCTCTCCCTTAACTTGTCAGCGATGAGTCCGTACCTACCACCTTCTTCCATGATTGACTCGGCACCGGGAGGTCGATACATACCCTGCACATTGTAGGTGCCGACAGGTAACATTCGTGCTCGCTCTGCCTCTACTACGCCTTGCAGTTGCGGGCCACCTTGTTTAACGATGTTGCCTTCGAACTCCATGTCGATTGCTTGCGCCGCTAAAGCATACGCTGCATCTTCTGCTTCCGTGGAGTCAGGCCAAGGTGCGCTGTCAACGTCACCACCTTCAGCAAATCCGGGAACGTTAGGTACACGTAAACTACCGGGTACTTGATACTGTTGCTCCAGACCTCCCAGATCAATAGGATCGAATTCTGCGTCAGCCGCACCTGCTCCTGCACCAACTACTGCAGCTCCACCGGCTTGTGATATAGGTACCGCTGCGGGAGCAGCTGCGGCAAGTGCTCCGCCTGCGTACCAAGATGCAATCGCTGCAGCTACCTGATGTGCACCGGCACTTGGTCCAGTGTCAATTCCTTTCTCCGCTGCGTCGATGTACGCACCTTTGGATGGACCACCTAGCTGGTTAAGCATTGGCTCGTAGTCTTTGCCCAAGATCTCGCCGAAGACCTTCGACTGTATAGGGTCAGCACCAAAGATAGGCATCAACAAACGTTCAGGGTCATCCCTGATCGCGTCCCACCAGTACGACAGATTGTTCTTCTCGAACGCCAGCATGTCATCCAGACCAAGCTTCTTGGAAGCACGCCCAAGCTCCTTCTTAGTCTTCTTCTGGTGACCGAAGGGATCGTGTACTTTTTTTATGAAGGAACCTAAACCCATTACTCTTCCACTTCTCCGGTGCGCCCGTCGATCACTGCGTTGTCGGGCTTCGGTTGAATCAGTGACAGGATGCTGGACATGACTTCCATCTTCGTCTCGTCACGAATACCAATGGGTGCTCCTTCCTTGCCGCTGACTTGAGTCTCTTTACGGTCGGACCAGTTTTGTTTCTGACGATTGGTCAGCCACAACTTGATCGCTTGCACGTCAGGTTTGTAATGCTTGATGGTGTCGGCACGGATGACTTCACCGTCCCACATCATTATCTTTTCTTCGTCGTGCGTGTAGCCGGTCGCTGTCTGGAACAGAGCATTCAACACCGCAGCATCTGCATCGGTGTAGCCCTGTTCAACAGCCTTCTTGAAGTGTGGGTACTGCGCCTTCCAGATGCCCATCTGCCTGCGACTGATGTCGAACACTTCAGAGATGTCGTCCTCGTCCATGCCATTCATCATGATCGCGCGGATCTGATCGGGGAAGTCAGGCAGGAATACACGGGAGCCAGATGGCATTATCTGACCGTGGTTATTCCTTGCCCTGCGATTGATTCGTTTCGCTGGCACTACTCTTCTCGCTCCTGTTCCATTCGAATGAACTCCATCGTCTCTTCATCGGTCATGACGGGAGCTGCCTCTTCTCCTTCCTCGTCGTCACCGAAACCAATCATGCGTAGCAGCTTGGCAGTCATGCCCTCTTCTTCGTCCTCGGCACCTGCAGCGGTGCGGAGCTGCTCCATGCCTTGGTTGATCATTGTCTGGTCCCGCATCTCCTGTTCCTCAGCGAATTCATCGGAGACGTACACCATGTCGTGCGGATCGTCTTCGTCCCAGTCCTGAGCCATGGCTCGGCCACCTGCCATCAGCAGCGGAGTGATCTGCCGCATGATGTCGTCCTTCAGTGCAGGATCGGACTTCACATGGTACAGGCGCAGTAGTAAATTACGGACAGGCCCACTCTGGTACGCATTACCAATTCCACCGATGAGTCCTAGCGTGACCAGATTCATTGCGTTCAGGGATTTCTGACCGAAGCCACCGGACGCTGCCATGCCGACACCCTTACCGATGTTACCCGCTGCCTCGGTCATCTTGAGGTACTCAGCCATGCCATCCAGCATCTGACGATCCTGTCCGTCCGGGAAGAGACGCCGAAGCTGCCGCTCAACGCTTGGCTTATTCATCCAACTAAGGAACTTGGCAGGGTGTACTAGAGCCTCTTCTGCTTTTGTTCGACGCCATCCCGCAGCACGCATGCCATCCTTCAACACCATCTGGCGAGCAGCATTCACACCGTCAGGGGAGAGGTTATCCATCAGCAGACGCACCGTCTGATCGTCGCCTGACATCAGTGCAGTACGCATCACCTTCTCATCGACTTGGCCTGCCTCGATGAGTGCGCGCAGCGTTTTACTTCCCTGCTCTTTGAGAATTTGATCGACTTCTAAGGTAGATGCGAGGTAACGAGCACCTGCCTCGCCACCCTCTTCAGTAGCGTGACGTGAGAGATCTCGACGGAGTGCGTCAGCTACTTCACCTATAGCTTGACGGGCTCCCGGAGGTCCGTTCGCTGATTGCGTGTACAGATACTCCAGCCAGTCATTCATCGTGCCGAAGCCACGTGGGAAAGTTTGTCCCGGTGGCGTCTTAACACCCTGCCATATTTGGTTGCGTACTTTATCGAGCAGTGCGATGGTGCCCTTGTTGCCCAGATCTCCAAGCTTCGTCTCGGCCTCGATCATGTCGCGAATGGTCAGACGGAAGTCACGGAGGATGACGTCGTTACCTTGCATCGCATCGACGGCACTGTTAACTCCAGCGCGTGCTGACTGCATAGCCGCACCCGCGTTGCGGTTAACACTGTCAAGCACCTGAGCACCGTAGTTGGTATTCGGATTCAGGTGAAAACGATCAGCCAACCAGCGCAGTGTTTCAACTCGCTCCTCACGTTGTGCAGTACGCAGTCCACCAGTACCTGTGAGCGGCAGACGCTCGACCATCTTCAAGAGGATCTGACGGAATGGTGTGTGCGCCTCAGGCACTGCGTCCTGCGTCGTGACGATAGCAGGTCGCTTAGATTGCAGACGAGACGTCATGTCCTTGGCGAAGCCTAAGACCCTCGCTTTGTACTCAGGGATCACCGCTTGGATGCCCTGCCATTTGGTCTGGAGTCCGAAGAAATTTTCGGGGACGTAACTGCCAATGAACCGACCACTACGCTGCACCAGTCCCATCATTGGACGTGCCACGTCGATCAAAGGACCGATGCCTGCACTGAGTGCAACATCGAGGTGATCGAACTGACCACCAGCCATCTCCTGACCTTGCTGAATGATTGCTTCGGTTGTACCAGCCGTCAGCGCACCGACAGTCATGCGTCCTGCTGTCGATGTCATCGCACCCGTTGCGCGACCGGCAGGTGTGAACATCGCAGCGGCACCTGCACCTTGCGCAATATCCATCGGGCTCATACCGGGTCGGTTAACGACAGCCTGCGCTCCGTTGATGTTGTTGGAGACAATCATCGTTCCGTCAGGTGCGTGCGTGATTCCAAACTGCGGCCACCGACGCTCACCTGTCTTAGGATCGACTTGCGTCAGCATCTGTCCAACCTCACCGGGGTCGTACATGGTTAAGGCTGCTGCCGAGATCAAGGCCTTATCCCCGAAGCTCATCCCCTCGCCCATGCCGGTGCCGATGCGCTCAACCATTCGCCCAGACTGTTGCAACTCCATCAGCTGTTGAGAGAGTGCGGCATGAGCCCAGAAGCCTCTATCGGGATCGTCCATTATCGCTCTCTGCTCATCCAGCAAGCGTTTGTACTCATCAGTCGGACCTGAAGTTCCGATGAACATTTCAGGCAACTGTTTTTGTGCGAGTTCACCCTGCTCATTAAGAATGGGGATCCTGTTCCCCTCCTCATCTAAAGCAAACTCACGTGGCTCTCCCTCCTCACCAGCCGGGGCAATTTCGTAAGAACCTTCTGCAGCAGCTGACGTACCCGGCGCATCCGGAAACGGAGAGAACGCACCCGCTGGCTGTGGAATCTCAATGCCTTCAGCCTCACCGCTGCGCACGTACTGGACAGCCTGTTGTGCACTGCCCACAGGATCACGTGTAGCGTCACCGAAGCGACCCGTCTCTAAGGCACGCCCTTCAAGTACTGCAGCCTCTTCAACAACTTCATCTTCATCGAGCCGAGTGTCGCCGAAACGTGATGTCTGTTCCGCCATGGTTTATTCCTCTTCTTCAGCCGGTGCACGTTTGGTAAACGCTGCGCCACCATAGTCTTCGTAATACATCTGACCAACTTCGAGTTCGTCGTATGCTTTCTGCCCCTTGGACCCTTTGGGGAGGACCGGAATCTCTGAGTCGTACCCATCCCACAAGTCGTACACGTAATCCGAGTTGCCACGTTGGTGCGCTTCACGAATGCCGCGCTTGATGATGCGGTTATAAACTGCACGCATGCGTACCAACTGTCGGTAGTTTGCTGTGGCATTCTGTCCGATGCCTGCTGAAATACTCTTCATCTCGCGCAGGTCAGTATCGGATGACGCGCCTTTCAGATCGGCCAAGCGCTCCATGTAATTTTCAGCGATGATCATCTGCAGCTCGGTAAGATCTGCTGTGTCACCGAAGTCAATGCCGAGGATGTTAGCGATTCTATTCTTCAGTGCGTTGATGCCACTGGTCGTAATCCTCCCCGGATCTATCTGCTCCAAGATTGCCATGGCGCGTTGGATATCTACCATGCTGCCCTTGGCAATCAGTGCGTCACCAATTTGGAACTGAGATCTCTGCTCTTCTGCCCCTGCACGTTCTTTAGCACGCTCGATCTCTGCCATGCGGCGAGGATCGTTACGCTCGACAGACAAAATCAGTTCGCCATCGTCACCTTTGAGGAAGACCGTCCGGATACCCTCAGGACCCGGTAGCGAAGGATCCTGATACGCCTGAACCAAAACCATGCGCTGGTTAGCAGGTGAGTTCTTCGTATCCTCAGGATGGACTGCTGCTTCGGGACCACCCACGGTAGTCTGGGTGAATTTCGTTCTGCCCTGCTTATCCAACGCGATCAACTGATTGAGTGCATCACCTTCAGCTGCGATCTCATCGGCAGTGATCTGCGCTTCTTCGGCGGCGAATCCTGCGCGCGTATCTGCGCCTTGACTTGACACATCACGCACCGCACCTGCAGCCATGCCGACGCTCTCACCGAAGCCACCCGTCCGCGTAGGTGTGAGCATTGACTGTGCAATAGCAAGCCACTTGTCCTGCTTCTCCCTTTGCGCGTTTTTGGTTCGACGATCCGCGAGGTTCTCACGCGTAGCTCGCAGCCGTTCAATAGCCGACTCCTTGCCCTGCAGAATCATTTGCGTAAGACTTTGCCCCGGATCAGGACCACCCGTCGTACGCGCAACGATTTCCTCAGGCGCAATGCCCGGAGAAGGAGGACCGTACACCTCTTCCTCTTCCGTTACCGCTGCTAGTCCGCCTTGTATGTCTGCCATTAGCTCAGTCCTGTTTGTCAGCTCGCCAATTGTTCTTGCGGCTCGTAGATTCATCGTTGGTCGTAAGCTGTTTGCCTCGACTTACTCCGATACTGTCGCCTATATCAGGGTAGCCCCACTTGCCCATCCACTTATTGAAGGTCGGAAATCTCTTCGCAATTCCTGATCGAATGCTGTCGAGTACCTGCCCACCAAAAGCGTACTCAGCTAGTCCGCCCTGCGCGTATCCTTTTGGGTACGCATACCCACCCTCCGCATAGTCATCAATGTAACCACCTTCCGCGTTGCCGTCTCCTTGGAGTCCACGGTACACACCGTAGCCAGCCACCATCTGTGACAGCGGTGACGGCTGGTAAATATCTGCCGGTCCCACGTCGGTTCGTGTCTGTGATGTGCTCATCGGCAGTCCGCGTATGGTGTTGGACATGAACGCTAGCCGGTCGAATGGCAACTGACGTTGTTCGAGGAAGTCGTTGTACGCCATATCGAGGCTTGCCTGATCCAGTCCCTGCTGTTGCGCACCGATGCCTTCCATTGCTGCTGCATCCGTGAGACCCATGCGTTGAGATGCTTCGCCCATTCGGCCAAGACCTTCGGCTCCGGCGTACATGCTCGCGGCACCAGCTTCTTCGAGTGCTCCTGCGATGCGTCCCAGCTCGCCTTGTCGCGTCATGTCGGCACCGAAGATGTCTGCACCCTGACCGTACGCTCCGTGAAGTGCTTCGAGCCGCTGGGCTTCGAGGCCTTCTTGAATGTCGCGTGAGCCACTGATAGCGATGTCTTCCATCGAGCCTGTGCCACCACGAGAACCATACTGACCTGCACCACCGAACATGCCGGAGATGCGAGGCATAAATTCTTCTTCCAACGTGCGCGTGGCGAGTGCTTCCTGTCGGTCGAGTACGTTCCCGATGTACGGGCTCATGTAAGAGTCAGCGACGCCTTCGTCGGTCCACTGTTTTGACCCGGCGTCGAGGTAAGGCTGTGCAGCACCAGAGATGTTCGCAGCACGATTGAGCCCACCCATGTAGCCCGCACCCCCTGCTTCGAGGTAAGGCTGGTACGCACCGACGTTCTCTTCAACCATGCCGAACGCAGCTTGTTGCTCCGGCGTGAAGCCAGCGATCCTCGGACCACCGTACGGAATGTAAGGTTCAGCAGCGGCTGCGTTCGCTCGTGCGATCAGTCCCTGCGTGTAATCCGACATCCACTTGGGGATGTTTTCCACCGTCTGCCCGTAGGTTGTGACAGATTGTGGAGGCTTTCCCTCAAACAGAAAATCTAGGCTGCTTCCCATTACGCTCTCCCAGCCGCAGCTCTAAGCCGTGGCATGTAATTCTCAGGCGACCGCGCTTTGTGACTGAAGCCACCCTTGCTCAGGTTCTTCGCTTTGTGCTTACGCATGTTCTGTCGCATCTCATCCAACCGTTGCGCTCCAGCTTTGCCGGATCCGTCACCTAAGAGTGCCACCGTTTCTGCGTCTATGACGTACTCACCATCGCTCAGTCGCGCTGGGATGTCGTCGGACCTACCAGTGCCCGGTCCCTGCGTGTATCCACCAGAAGCGCTCACAGTGGGTATGGCGGACGGTACGTCGGCGTTCTGAGAGAAGTAATCAGCCGCTCCGCCCATGGAGAAGCCAGTTCCCTGACCCAGCTGTGGAGGAGGTGGCATCCATGTCCCCGTGTTGGGATCGAGATTGTATCCAGCTGCTCGCAGTCGTCCACCGTTACCCCGGACCATGTTGGCCGGGACAGGTTGACCTTGTTGCATCAGCGCAGCGATCTGATCCTGTGCACCCAGTCCACCGGTCGGACCTACCGTCGGCGTGCCGGTCTCTCCGGAGAAAGGATCTGGCGTGACGAAGAGCTGTTCGCCTGACTGTGGTGCTCCCTGCTGCCCGTACCTGTAGTAAGCGTTCGGATCATTGGGACCAATCCACTGACGATTGCTGTCGTAGATCGGAAGATCTTCCAGCATGCCCGGATCCATCTGCGGAGGTTGACCCTCTTCGTAGTCGCCACTCATTGCACTGGCTCCCATCAAGAGAGGCATCCCGTACTTCATCAGTGTGTCCATGCCGCCCGGAGGTGGAGCCGTACCGGGTGCTGGCGTGCCTCCGGCAGGAGTAACAATCGGTGCTTCCGGAGGACCTGACATCGTAGTGCCGGGTTCACCGTAGCCCGGTGGAGGTGGTGCAGGCGGACCCATCTCACCCGGTGCCAGTCCTTCATCCAGACTCACGTTCGCTTGTGCGAGTGCACCCTCGGTGCCCTGCTTTGCGGCTTCACGTGCCATCATAGTTTCTGGCGACGCTTTTTGTGCAAGGATGCCACCCTCAGGAGGCGCTTCGAGCCCGAACATCTCCTGACCTTTGCCAGCGAGGTTCTCTACCGTCGGCTGCATCATCTGAGTCAGTGCGCCTGACATGGCACCTTCAACGAAGTCACCACCAGTCAGCTCGGAACCAGCACCACTCGCTAGACTTGAACCAACGATGGCTGCGGTTGAATCAGACAGTCCGGGAGCGATCTCTTTCACCCAGCCGCCTGCAACGTCACCGAGACCTCCAGCGATAGCACCTGTCATGGCACCGGACATGAAATCACCACCACCGGCAGCGGACATGCCGCCACGCAGCAGTGCGTTACCTACAATTGCCTGACCAGCACCTGTCACGCCCGGTATCAGACTGCCAACCCACGTGCCGAGTCCGGGAGCGAACATACTCAGTGCGATTGGAGCAACGATCTGGAAGATCTTGGAACTGAAGACTTTCTTCACTGCCTTCTTCACGCTCTTCCAGATCTTGGAGAAGAATCCGTACTCAGGCATGCCGGTGTTCGGGTTGATGTCAGCCTTGCCCCACATTCCTTCGAGAACGCCCAACTCTTCAGGCGTCATGTGCACCATCATCGAGTCACCGTTGCGCCCACCTTTACGTGTCGTCTCGGCAGCTTCTGCCAGACCACCCTCGGCCTTCTCGACGTAGCCACCGATCTCGTAGAGCTTCACCTTCTGAGTTTCTGATGACTTGACGCCAGCCTTCTTCAACAGTTGTTGCGCAGCGAATGAGTAAAGCAGCTCGGGACCACCCGGCATGGACTCAATCAGCTCCGCAGCATCAACAGTCTCTTGGTCGCCGCCTTGCTCTGCCAGCATGGAAGCCAGACCTCGTCTTGCACGAATGCCTTCGGCAGCTGTCGGTGCTCTGGAAGTAGTTTCTTTAGCCATCGGTCTATCCCGTAAAATTTGTCGTTGAGAACATTCTCATTGCCCATTCTTTCCAGTCGTCATAATCATTTGGATCGGGGACGTCCTGTCCCAATGGATCTGTTCCGCCGAACACACCGCATGCCCACTCCTGCCACTTCGATGGGTCGTCCAGTCGTTCGAAGTTATCGTCTGAGCCCTGCACTGGATCAGTGAAGAAACCCAGTTGCCCAGTCATGATGTCAGCCCAGTCGCGTACGTCGTCGAAGCCGCGTGGATCGATGATACTCATGACTCAACCCTGCCGTCGGCTGGCTCGATGTGAGCGTAGGTCTTACCCAGTTCGAAGTTGCCTCCGCCTGTGTTCGACTCGAACTTGAAGCTCATTAGCCGCCGGATGTCTTTAAATTTAACAGTTTCTTCGTCACTACTCGACGGAGTCTCAAATATGGTCTGCGGATCTGAGGTCACGACGGGAGCTTTCGCGTTCGCACGACCCTTCACCTCCACGGTCATGTCACCTGCCTGAACGAAGTCAGGTTCGATCCGTGCAATACGCAGAGACTTGTTCGATATGTTCTGGTCGAGCAACGAGAACTCATGCGTTTCGTAGAATGAACGCACTGCACTGATGTTGCTCAGGCGGATCTTGTCGAACGCCACTTCGTGCTGCCAGAGTGTGCGACCGTTTGCCGTCTCAAAGTTATCGACCATGAAGGGACGCTCGTACACGTCGGCGTAGATGCCTGCGCAGCGTCCTTGATTGAGGTCATCGTTATCAGGCAGCGGTGTGTCGAACCAGTAACCTTCGCGCACGTTGTAAACGATTGCATGCGTGCACTCGGTCGCACTGCCTCTTGGGTAACACCACCACAGCTCACCGTAGCGTGGGATCTTCATGCCGAAACATTTCTGCCGTGCACTGAAGTTGATGTTGTCGAAGAACCAGTTCTGATTCATGTTGTTTGGAATCTCTCGCACGACACCGTTGAACATGTACCACCGATCCACTCCGGGCCAGTAATAAATGCCGTCCATCTCAACGACGCCTTGAGAACTCATGATGGTTGTGCCACGAGCAATAATGTCGTACGCGAAGGCGGGAGTGCTACCTGTCGAAGTGGCACGGATGACTGAGTCGAGACCCCAGAACAATGCAGCGGGACCGTTACCCGATCCGCGAAGAGGCATGCCCTTCACGATCTTCTGCGTGCCAATGTTGATAGCAACAGGTGCCACAGAAAGATTGTTGGCTTGCGACTGGAGGATGAGTCCGTCACTGCCAAAGGTCCAAATGTACACACCGCTGACCACGAGGCCTCCACTGACAGGACCCTCAGCACCACCATTCCAATCCGCATGGAGTCCCGTCGTGTTAAGCACGGTGGAAGCTTCGATGGAATCGAGGTACAGAGTTCCCGCTATGGAGTTGTCGATGTTCGCAGCGTTCGGCGGAGCGAGTGCCATCAGCACGTGGTTACCGGTGCCGCTGGTGTCAGCAAAGATGTCGAACTGCCACAGGTTGTCGAGGTTTGCCGCGAAGCCTGCCGGTGTCCGATCATTAAACGTGTTCAGTGATCCTTGTGACACTTGGTACTGGCCGAGAGTGTTCGGGTGACCAAGGTGCAGGTACTGAATGTTGTCAGAAGAAAACGAATGCATACCGCGTGTAATTTCAGGCACGGTGTCGGTGACCTGCTGATAGCCGCCAATCTTTTTCGGTTTGCCACGCTGGAACCTGCACCACTGACCATCGAGGTAGTGCTCGCTATCGAAACGCGTCCCGTCCCGTTTAATACCGGGGGCAGACGCTAGCAATGCGGGTTGTTCAGGCAAGATATTCCTCCGGTCGTAAAGCACGCAGCTCGCTCGGATCTTTGAGTACCTGCTTACACGTATCGCACGTGAACAACTGCAAAGGATCTGGGTTGGTATTGTCTAACAGTTTTGCATGGTAAGCATCCAACACCTCACCATCCTCAGGCCAGTGATCATAGAACAGCGCAATCAGCTCGCAACCTTCTGAACCGGTGTGCTTGAGCGGCACCATCTCCCTGATGTGCTTCGTAGTAAACACGTTCTCCATCCACGGTTTAATCGTGACTCCCTTCTTCAATTGGGTATCAGACTCATCGAGAGCACGCTGCATGGTCTCTCGCATTTCTATCGAGATCCCTTTGGGGAGTGCTTTTACAATCGCAACCATTATGTATCTGTCCGAGTGAATCGTAGCCAGCTGTTTTCAGCAAACGATGTCGTACCTGTGGCGACGACCTGAGCCCACTGAGTAGTCAGAGTGATTGGGCTTGTAATAATCTCGCAGTTGCCATTGAGCCAACCAACACCTTCTCCAGTGTTGAGTGATGTAATCAATGCTCCAGTTGATCCATCTAGGGTAGTAAAGTATGTGTCCGCATTCGATGGGCTTGTTCCAGTGTTCGCCCGGTAAGTAAACGTGTAGGGAGCACCTGCAAACGAGCCTCCGGTATCGGTCCAACGGAATTTGAAACCAGCTGAAGCGTTAGTGACTCCATACTGGAAAAATCCGGAAAGCCCCCAACGACCTACAGCTAATACAATGTTGATCAGGTGGTTGTCGTTCTGGTACGTGGTTGAAGCAACGACATTTTCATTCGCTGTCTTCACAGCTTGCACAACTGAAGGACTATCGCTGACTGTTAGGACACGTTCGAAGCCTCCACCAGTCAACGTGTTGTTGACCTCGAAGCCACCATTAGCTAGTGATGCACTGCGTGCAATCTCACCATCACCTTTCCAGAACAGATGACAACCTGTGTTTGGATTCATCTCCAACATCGAGACGGTAGCGGTGATGCTATCCTCGCCTTGGAAGGTAATAGTCTGTTGTGCCAGATTCTCAAAGATGAGTTCATCGCTGCCGCCATAGCCAATGGATGCGCGGTTTGCGTAAGCCGTAGTCGTCAATTGAATGCTTGCGTTGTTATTGGCACTACCACGAACTTGAAGGCCAGACAGAATACGAAGCCTATTGCCTATCAAAATCTCTGCACTGGCATGGTTGGTGAAGATCTCGATGGTGCCATCTGCATGGTTGATCGAGTTGGTGATGAACATCTCTTGCGAGAAGGAGTTCCAACCGATGTAACCGACGACCGTCTCATCCTGCCACGTGAATTGCAGCCGACGAGGTACTGAGTCCGAGTCACCAACACTGCGTAGCTGTACGTTACTGCTACCAGCAGCAAATACTGCAATGTTGCCACCGCTATCGACCAAGCTATCAGGTGAAGGCACCACGTCCTCGATGAGGAACTTACGCATCGCGCCTGCGTCTGCATCCCAGATACCAACAAAGTCTGCTGCAGTATCGATGACCGTCTCTGCTGTCAGGTTATCGACGTCCAACAAGAGCTGCATATTAGCTGTGAGATCACCACCACCGGCTAGACCGGAGAGTGCTTGCGTCTCAATCAAGATGCCGTCGAACGCAGCATTCAAATTCGTACGTGCGCCCGATGCTGTCGTCGCACTCGTACCACCCTGACCGATGGTGATCGGGAATGCCACACTGGTAGATGACGTCGCGTTGATTACGTCAGTGCCATCGCAATAAACAATTACGCTCTGCCCTTGTGGGATGGTTATTCCTGCGCCTGCTGCAGTGACGACCTCCAATGAGAAAGCTCCACTCGTCTGATTATCTGCCCAGTACTGCTGCGTCGTATTGGGTACAACGATGCGTCGGTTACCCGTCAGTGCGCCCGTGAATCGATACGAGATCCTGTCGAGGTTTGCACCAGAGAGTACGAAGTCACCAGAGCCCGGTACCGCAAGCGACACGAAGTCGAACGCAATGGTCGAGCCGGAGCTAAGCCCGATGGTGTAATAGTCGGTGCCATCCGTGAAGAAGAATGCACTGTCGTTTGGATCGAGGTTAATACTTGCGCCACCATCGATCTGACCAGACGGAGGCAACACATTGAGCGTGCCACTACCAGAGTTACGGATCATGCAGAACCAGTTGTTGAAAACTGTTCCTGCTGACGGCAAGTTCGCGGTACCTGCACCTGCCGTGTAGATCAAGCACTTCGCTCGATCACCGTCAACCACATCAAAAGGTGTCGCAGCTTCTTCATCGGAGTCGATGATCTGTTCGAGCAGACCAAAAGCAGCAGCCTGCAAACCTGAACCAGCTAACGCAGCAGCAGACGCCAGTGTTGTGGCTGCTCCCAGTTGAAAGCCCGACCATATGCCAGCCTCGGTCGAGTTATCAGTCAGTACGATGACCCACTGCGTGCCGTTCGTTGCGAACTGGATGACACCACCCGTAGCATCACGCAACGTGAAGTCATCACCTATCGCACTGATGGTTGTCTTGTTGCCTGTGCTCACAGAACGAGCGTCAGGCATGTCGATGTTGAGACCGAGTACCGAAGCATTAATGTCGAGGAAGTCTGCTACAACATCGTTCCCTTCAATTTGCTGCTCACGCGGCCAGACAAGTTGGACGTCAATAGCCGTTGTGATTTCGAGGTAGCTCGTCTGCGAGGGGAAGATCAACTCTCCACCAAATACGTTTGTGTAACCCATCAGACGTTCTCCCTCGTAACGTTCCTATCGATGATGCGTTTCATGTCTTGCCCTTCAAGAATCGCAACGTCCTTTTCGTAAATCGCTTCCCACGTTGCGATGCGTTCGTCGTTCTTTAAAAATGGAGTTGCCTGCAGGAGCGCGCCATGAAGTAGGGCGTTCGGGGCAAAGTCCGACGACCAATTCGTTTGGTTGACGCTATCCAGTAGCGCAGGCAACTCCCAGTAATTGACCTCGAATGGATATGCGAAGTCAGCTGTCGGAGCGATCAGCCAGTTGAAGTAATCGTAGTCAGCGTAGAACTTCGGCTGAGCAGTCAAATCTTCATCCGGCCAATAGCGCCGACAGTACTCGTAGCTTCGGGCAAACAAGGGGGTGCGTACCTGTGTTGCGCCCACACCGAAGTTGATGCTGATAGTGTCACGCCAGCGATCAGGCTTAGGTATTACCGATTGTCCAACACCTAACGTGTCTGTGACCACAGTCACGAAGCCGAGGATCTTCAACCGGTTTGCCAACTCACGCTCAGCCAGATTAATAAGGCTGGGCAGTTGGTCGAATACGGTTGGATCGACAGCTGTGCCTCGCTCCAGATAGGCCCGAAGGTCTGCCTGTAGTGAGTCGAATGTCATCGAGACCGGCATTAGCTACTCCTTACGCGTTGGGATCGACGACGGGGGCGTCATCATCCGGCAACGTATCTTCTGCGGGTGAAGCTGGTTCAGGGTCAACGGAGTCGGTTGGTACTTCGTCGTCCACAGTTTCTTCCGTCTCTGGTTCGAGTGGGTTGCCCCCTCGGTCCACGGGAACAAACTCAGGTTCCTCTTCTTCAAGAAGCTCCTCCTTCGCTGCCTGCAAACGTGCATGCGCATCGTCAGATCTGGCACGCATGACGTCCCACTCACCGGCAGTAGGTGCTCTACCTTTTGCAGCCATCTCTTCGATGGTTTCAGTGAACGCTTTGAGATCGTCGAGCGCGTCGTCACCCTGTGTAATTAGGGCACCGAGTATGCCGAGTAGCTCGGAGGCTTGGCCTAACCGCACGCTACTGCCACCACCCAATGCAGGGTTGGACAACACCGTACTCAGACCGTTGATTGCGAGTATTGCTAGTGAGATTGGATCCATTGTTATTGTGCTCCTTTGATGTTACGAATTATTTCGTTTATCAGGGGAGCTAACTTTGTAATCCAATCATCAAGTTCCCTCGACGCACTGAGTAAGCGCTGTTCGCTTGTTTCTCCCGCGTCGAATTCGCCCTTAATAATTAGAAATGCCGTGTAGGCGTCCAACAAACTGTCGGCCACCGGCTTCGCTCGTTCCTCTGCCTGAATGATGCGTAATTTGACACCGCGAGGGATAGCTGGATCTTCAGCAAGATCAGCCGCCTTTTCTTGTACGATGACAAACGTGCCGTAAGCAGCATACGCTCGCTGCTCAGATGTTTCCGCTGCCGCAAGAGGGTTCGCGGACTGACATCCTGCAAGAGCAAAGAGCCAGAGCATTAACCATGCGTAGCGGTAGTCGAGTTTCCTCATTCTATATACCTCCATCTCCGGTGCCGGAAATTTTATTCACCGTACGCCGCACCGTGAGCGCTTGGTAATCTTTCAGAAATGCAATTGCTGCACCACCCAGAAGAGAGACCCACGTTGCCGTTGATAGATCGGCGAACGTCATGTCTGGGTTGTTAGTGAACAGTGTCACAACGCTTGATCCGAATAGAATCAGCGCTGCAATGAGTGCCCCTGTGAGAGTGTTAACGTTCATGACCTTTCCTCCAGCTATTGATGTACTCGTCCGTCGTGCCACGTCCGAGATCTGTGTTGTAGTGCTCCTTCCAATAAGCAGCCTGATGTTTCAGGTCTCCTGCTTGCGGGAGTGGAGCGCGCACACGCCTGTAATGCACACGACACATCGCAACTGCGTACTTCAAATTCCAGATCAGCTCTCGCGAATCCGGACCTCCGATCTCAGACACAGCTGCTGCCAGTCTGTCACGGTACTGCAGGTAGTTATTCCAGATGTCATCATGCGTTGTGGGCTCCATCTGGCACACGCCCAACGCTGGACCGCTGCCCAGTTGCTTGATGTAAATAAGTCTCGACTCTTGAAGACATGTGCCCAGCACCAGCTCGCAAGCTGCTGTCGAATACAAGCCCAGATCTTCGAGAGTCGGCTCGATGATCAGGTCAATAAATTGTTCGCGATCAATCATGATGTGTTTTCAGGTTCCAGTTGCTCTTTCGCTTCTTTCAATGCTTCCAGCTCGATCTCCAGATCAGTCAGGTACTCCGCATCATCCGAAGTCCAGTCGGTGTCCTGACGTTGCCGGAACTTCAACGCCGCGATCTCTTTACGCAGTGAGTTGATGTCACGTGTAAGCAGCACCGAGAACGCAGACTTAATTGGCTGCGCCTGCTGTTGTGCAATCTCCTTGAAGTCTTCAGCCAATGCAGACGAGATGAGTGGCTTGCCGACGTACCACAGAACGGGGATCACAACCGCGAGAGACGCAACGGTGCTAAAAATTGTGCTTATTGAAACTTCTCTCGCAGCCATGATCCTATCCCTTACGCGTCAGCGTCTTCGTTTGCGGCGTTTTCCTCCACCCCGTTTGGCTCTTGGTCCTCTTGGGGTGGGGTTTCCACGGGAGCCATGGGAGGGTTTGGTGCACCTCCTCCAATATTTTCCGGCTGTGGCTGTGCGAGTACGACTTCACCGTTCGCTATCGCTTGCAACATACCTTCCAAAACTCCGAGTGCACCAGACTTCGCTACCTTCAGCGGCACTGGTAGATCATCAACCTGCAGTAGCGTCACACCTGCTGCTGCAGCCATTTGAACTTGAACTGCTGTTACTTCTTGCTTTGCCATTTTTTCTTCTCCTAAGTTAGGGCTTTCGCCCACGTAAAATTTATGGTTCGTTATCCGCAACACCCTCATACTGATCTGTGACTATGTTAGCCGGGGTTGCAATTTCTCGGACCTCAACCTGTATGATGACACCGATTGAAGACGTTGCAGGAATGTCATTTATATCCGTCCATGCCAAATTCTGAGTGATGGGTTGCCAATCGTTGTACCCGCTCCATCCGGTGAACTGAGGATTGTTTACACTACCTCCATTGAGTAGAACAAGTTGCGCCTCGAACTGCGCATTGCTCGCACCACCATCGTCAACCCACTCAGTACCAAAGTTAACGTCCTGCCAGAATGGAGTCCCCGTACCTGCCTCAGCACTGAATTGATAGATACCTCCGGGCGTAAGTCTGATGCCTATATTGGACAAATCGTTACCGAAATCTTGCACAGTTTGAAAGACGTTGGACAACGCGATATTGCCCGCAGGAATACTGCTCTTCTGCGCCAATGAAAATTTTCGTTGAAGCAGAGACATTAGCTTAGTCCTGCTCCTGCGATCTTCCAGACACCCGCACCTACTAACTGAGCGACCGCTGCTCCACCTGCTGCCAGCGTTCTTGTTCCTGTTGAATTGTCATCCGCGAAGATCAACGTGTCAGTCGTGATCGCAATGCTGATAGAAACTGATCCGCTGTTGTCCCACGCGAGGAGCGTACCAATCTGATAAGCGACCGCACCGCTCGCAGGGATGGTCATCGTCTGGGCTACAGTTCCGCCCGTGAAGGCTACCGTCTTACCCTTGTCAGTCAGGATGCCCGTTCGACTTGCAACCACCGAAATGATTTCAGAGATCGAGGGATCAAGCAGCTGATCAACGTCGGTGTCATCAGTGTAAGTCGGGCGGCAAGGAGCTGATGAACGTGTCCACCACTGACCTCTACCCGCAATGTTGGGAGCAGGAGCCGCTGCTTCACTCTGACGAATTGAGTCAGCCTGAACGAAGAAGACAGATGTGCCTCCAACGACCTGCATTCTTATGTCAGTGCCATCGCTGCCTAAACTGCTGCTGACCGAGTCACCGAATCTGTAGAAGTTTACCGAACCAAGATTTAAGTTCAGATCTCCGTTGTCAATGTTGATGCCTTCATCGAAGGAGTAGACCTCGACGTTAGCAGTCGCGAGAAAGACCAACGCTTCCGCAGGAGCCATCGTCGTGGAGTTGATCTCTATCGAGACGCTGTCAACATCAGCACCATCGAAGATCGTAAGTGCCGCGCCAGTGATTATCTCTAAGTCAATCGTCGTGGTAGCACCGATAGCCATCGTTGCCTGAAGGGATTCGCCACCACCTCCTGCGTTCAGTTGGAAGTCTAGACCATCATCATCAGTGAAAAATAAGTCTAAAGGCGCGGGAGCACCAGCGTATGGAGTAGTCGGTACAGAGTACGCACCAGTTCCAGCGTATCGGGCAGTGCCGACTGTCATGCGAACATCGTCAATCCAGCCATCCGTGAATGCATCTGTAGCATCGCGACAACCAATGATGATCGCTGCATCAGGATTACCCAGATCAGCCGGTGAAACACCGAAGTCAGCAACCTCGTAGAGACCGTTGAAATACGCACGGATATTATTGTCGCCGCCTACATCTCGGGTGACTGCCCAGTGATACCAGACGCCAGTGCTAATGCCACCACTGATGGTTCCAACCTCAGCACCCCAGTCTTGACCGACAAGCCTGACGCGGAAGCCAAAGGCATCTTGAATGATGCCGTATTGAACATAGGCACTGCCGCCTTTTCTCGAATCGTACAAAACGAAGCCGGGACCTGCTGACGTCTGTAGCGGTGGCAGAGTGTTGAATCGAACGAAGCCCTCGATGGTCCAGCTTTGTGTTCCAAGATCATAAGCCGCAATATCAGGGAAGGTGACCCAGTCACTGTTACCGTCAAGCAGTAGAGATGATACTCCAGAGTTGAACTCCGCAGTGTCTAGCTCAGCGGTTCCAAAGAACGTTGCGCTAGCTGTATTGACCGAAATCTCGGTGTATGAAGTCGCACCATCAGCACCATCGAAGTCAGCGAGTAACTCAACTTCACTCCAGAGTGGGTCACCCGGCACTCCTTCCACCCAGATTTGACCTCGACCAGTAACATCTGGATCAGCCGTAGGTTGCGCGACCAAGAAGACAACACCAGCACCCTCCAGATTGAACCCTCCACCATCGATGTCTGATGTCCAAGGTGTAAGTCCCGTATTCAATTGAAAGTCAGTACCATCATCGTCGGTGAATATGAGATTGTTCGGCGCATCGTTGCGAACCCAGAGTTGACCCTGACCTGCGATGGGCGTTATTTGTGCTGCGCGTTCACTGAAGTAGAGCGGACGTGGGAAGCGGATACTGGCGAAGCTGATGCCGAAGGAGTAATAGTCAGAACCAAATCCAGCACCAGCAATGCCCCACTCCATCCGACCGGCTTGCGACTGTAAGAATGTGGTGCTGGTATCGGCTGGATTCCTAAAGTTTAGCGACACATTCGACAGAAGCTCAAGATCATCAGCGGGGTTGTTGAGGACCACCTCGCCTTCAAAAGACCAATCGCCTGTGATGGTCTGGTTAGCTGATGGATCGAACCCTCCAGCAGCAACGTAGTTTCCCTGCTCGTTGAGGAAGTCACCGATAGCACCTGCATTACTAAGCGTGACTCCGTTGACAGACACTCCAGTAATCGCAGCGTCTAAGTTGACAATGGGGTCAACTCCAGTACCCGACACATTGATGTTCGTACCACCGGCAACAGAGTCCACCTGACCACCAGCACCGGCAGGCACAGAGTAAGCCCCACTCTCATCGAGGTAGTTTGTAGCTGCACCTACAGCATTCAATGTCACACCGTCAACACTCACGCCTGTGATCGCAGCATCGAGATTGACAATAGGGTCAACAGCAGTTCCGGTAACGTTAATGTTGACGCCACCACCAACCGAGTCCACCTGACCACTACCCGGTGGCAGTGAATAGGCACCTGTTTCGTCGAGGTAATTTGTCGCAACACCACCTGCAGTCAGTACGACCCCGTTGACAGTCATACCAGTGATTGCTGCATCGAGGTTAGCGATAGGATTAATTGGATCAGTAGCGTCGATGGTGATGTTTACGCCGCTAACGACCGAGTCAACCTGTCCCCCACCGGGGATCGTAATTGTTTTCGTTGAACCAGCACCGCTTGCCGTTACGCCTGCGCCAACAAAATCGAGCGTGTCGGCTCCACCTGCAAGAGGAACACCTTCGTCCTCAATCACAATGGCAGAGGATAGGTTTATATCGTCAGATGCAACCTTGCGACTGACCGTTACGCCAGCTTCGATTGTCTGCACCTCGAAGAAGCTGTTCGGTCCATCCAACGGCAACGTCGCAAATGGCAGACCAGAAATTGTTATGTTAGGCATTAGGCTTCCTCATTTCCGTCAATCTCTGATGCTTCAAGCACACGTAATCTACCATCTTCCGTTGCACGGGGACTGTCACCAAAAGCTTCACGCACACCACCGATGAAGTTCACGTTTGGATCCGGACCTCCAACAGTGAGGTCTTCGTCCGGTCGATAGAATGGCAACGTGATGCGATCAGCCTGACGTGGGGCCAGACGATACGGGTCGTAGTCATCGAGATCATCGATGCACACCTTCAGCCCCGGACTGTTCGGGTCCGAGTGCAGATCTTCAAGGAAAAACTTACGCGAGCATCTCTGGCAAATGCCGATGCCGTACGTTGTCTTCCCTGTTGGATCTAAAAAAATTGGCATGACTACCTCGTGTACGGTGAAATGTTAGGACGCAGGTACGCTTCCGACTCGTCGGTCTCGCCATCCCATGCGTCTTTCAAATATTTTTCTGCGTCGGTATCGATGAACGGCAACTGTGAAACATCCACCTCTTTAATCTCACGACTCAGCTGTCGAGCAAGCTCACAAATAATCGCAAGGTACCAACGGTCAGGCACCTCCAGTTCGTCTGTCAATGCACCGACGTCCTGCACCTGTCGTTGAATGAATCCTGTTATCTGATCGAACGTGAACTCAGCACCGGGTGCAGGCCACAATTCGATCTCCGGTCGCGTGCGTTGCTTGTCATACCAGAACTGCGTCGGTCGCCCAGTGCTCACCTTGTTAGGTAGATTTGCGTAGTCGTTCCGATTGAGCTTGTACATCGGAATCTCATTGGGCTTGTTCTGGTAGACCAGCTCAATCACATCGAGCACCGTGGTACCGGTTGCACGCAGCCGCCAGTACTGGTACTCAGTTTCACGAGACGGAGCCTGCACGTCTTCCCAGAGCCACTCGTCCTGCACAACTTCCTGCTCAGTCTTCGTGATGTACGTCACCGCAGTGACGAAGTTATCGTTCGACGCTTCGATCACGTAGTCCCACAGTCCGGAAACGTTGGGCATGATTCCGAAGGTGGGGATTGCGGTCGCGCCATCACTACCAAGATCCATGGTGATCGTGCCCAGTGCTGCCAACTGCGTGCACGCTGTCGCTAGATCACCGTCGAACGCGTTGTCTGCAACACCTTCCGATGCAGTTGCGTCGCCAGTGACTCGATTACCATTACGCAGGTTGATCGTGTACGTGTCTTCCGTTCCCAGTGGACACGGCACAGTCTGGTTACGCTCGTAGATCGGTAAGAGGATCGGATCAACATTCCACAGCTTGATGCCCTTGTTGCTGAGCGTCATGGTGTACAGCCACAGCAGTTCGAGAGCAATCGTCAGATGCTCGCCTGTGATCTGTTGCTCAACCATCTTGCAACGCCGGAAGGCGTGGTCGATAAGTTGCTGGTTCAAAAAAACTGTTGAACCGACTGTTCCTGATGTTGGCATCTATCTCGCTCCGCGTGCGCTACTTCCCCGTCCACCGCGTGGACGTTGTTGATGTCCGCGTGGGCGAGGAGCTTTGACGTGTCTATCCATTACATCCTCAGCTTCTCGCCTCGCTATTTTTTTACGCTACCACCTCGTGCTTTATGCACCATGCCACCTGCCATTTTCACGTTCTTCGGCATGCCTTCCTTCGAAGCCTTAAGCCCACCTGCAATTCCCTTCATCGCTTTTCGATCACCGTCAGACATTGTGCCTTTAAGTTTACTCAAGCCTTTTCGCATTGCACGATCAATAGCTTTTTCAGGCTTCTTCATCTTGTGCTTTTTAGGCTTCAGCACCTCACGAGCACGACGAAGAGCAGCGTCAGCCAGTGCGCCTCCACCAGAATCTTTCTTACCTTTGATGCTGCCGCCCTTCTTCAGTCCGGGAAGTAATCGTCCAGTGCCACCAGCTTCTGCTTGGGCCGCATTGCGAGCATTCTTCCCGCGACGTGCAGGCTGAACACCGCTGTCCATTGTCTTCTGCTTACCACGCTTCGCTTTGAACTCGCCAGAGGTGTCTTTCACACGACCACCATAGGCAAAGCCCATCTTCGCACCGTGTTTAACGAGCTTGTTGTGTACGGCACCACCTTTGGCACGAGGTGTCGTGATCGTCACGTCATCGACTTGGATCTCACGCTCTGGACCCATGAAGCCGCCCATGTTTTTCTTCACTACTCCGCCACGCTGGTAACCCTTAACTTGAGTCTTGCCTGCGGAACCAGTGAAGCCTTGATCAGACGGGAACGAAAATTCGCTCACGTACTGTAGTCCACCTGTACTTTTCTTCATGAGTCGGGATCTCCTGTAATCTGTTTGATTCGATTTCGAATCTCTTCTTTGTGTCCTTGCAAATTTTGGATGCCTTGGTTCAGTGCATCCTTGACCTGACGCGTCGCACCAGTCTTGAAGCCCTGCATCGTTGTGATGCTGGTGTTGATTTCATCTCGCTCAACTCGCAGCTCGATCAACTCCAGAGCTGGGACGGCTGGCTGTGTTTCCGGCAGCTGTCCAATAGTACTGAGTGAAGCGAACAGTTCGCGATGCGCTACCGCGTCGTCGATGATATGAAGACGAAGATTATTGTACGACGGGTTGTTGATGACACCCACTCGGTTAACCTCGACCGCAACAGCGTCGATCCAGTCCGTCGCCTCAGCGTTGCTGAAGTTACTCGTGATGACTGTGCGAATCGCGTCAGCGAAGTCGCCTTTGTTGATCGTGTTGTCTGCAACAACTGCGTCGATCCCAGCCTGCCATGCTTCGTTAATAGTTGTCATATCGGTGTGTCATCTATGTCAGCGTTAAGTTCGCCAGTCACGAACCACATGTCCAACGCGCCAGCATCGATAGCTCCAGCCGTTGGGTTTGAAAGGGTAAACCGAAGCGTATCAGCGTTGATGAAAATGAACTGAATCTGTAGGTCTTGGATGATGCTGGCATCTTCGAGGAACCCCCAAGCGATCAGCGCAGTGCCAAACGGAAAGTTAGTAACGGTCGTGATGTCGCCGCTAATCGTCGCAATCGAGCCCACGTTAGGAAAGTTCACCGACACCGGCTGGAAGACTTTAATGTTCCTGAAAACTGTGTCGAATCTACGCACCAGTACCCTCCTGCATTCTCCATCGATCCACGCCGGTATCGTCGTACCAGAGCCAGACGCACTCGTCGGGTCCGATGACGTAGCCTACGCCTGTTGAGGTAATGATGCGATTCGCTGCCAGACTCAGCACATCTTGATGCGTGATCGTGAGAGCGAACGCGCCAATGTTGTGCAGACAGATTCGATCTCCCGGTTGCCCGTAAGTATTGCTCCCTGATGTTGAATCGATGCCAGTGATGTTGTAAGCCGCGTCACTGTCGAGCAAATTGATGCTGCGTTGTGCGTTGGAAATTCCAAGCTGGTAGTCGTTCTGGTTCGCTGTTATCTGCGCAGGCACGTGACTGCCGAGATTGATGGCTCCATCGATGCGAGCACGTCCTGTAACACGAAGCGATTGGATGCGGGTTGCCACACCGCTGCCGGGGAAGCCCATGCCAGCAAGGAAAAGTCCTGACTGGTCTTGCACGGAACCACCATTCAACGCTGTGACGTTTGCATCAACACGGAAGCTGTTGATCTCGGTAGCGGCCAGACCGTTGACATCGATGGTGCCGCCTGCCGTCCACCACACATCGGAATAGACGCCAGCGGACTGGACCTGCCGGTTGTTTGGACCCTCGAATCGCACGAACCAGTTGTTGCTATTCGGTACTGGATCAACGACACCGAACGAAATTGCGTTAACGTTGAAGCCGAGACCAATGTCTGCAGTCCCAGCGTTGTTCTGTTGGAACGTCCATGTGTCTGTCGCTGATGGACGCAGGTAGAGAGGGTTGGCACCGAGACCGAAGAACGTGGACCAGACCATTGATGCTTGAGTGGCTTGCCATCCGACAATCACATCTGGATTAGCCTGAGTGTTTCCGTACTTGACCCACGTATCGTCGTTGAAGTGAATGTCACCGAAGCCGAACTCAGACTCTGCTCCACCGTTGTTCTGGAGGAAGAAGTTATTTGTAAGAGCTGCAAGAGCTGATCGAACTACGACACGATCTCCGGTGACAGGGAGCGTCATGTTGAGATAGTCGATGCCGATGATGTTTGCAGCGCGTTCAGTGCCCAGAGACTGACCGAAAAGAACAGGTGCCGGGTTGATCATGTGCACACCACGGATAGTTCCGAAGTCCACAATGGCTGTTGCGTTGTTCGTATTCCAGAGAGGACCAACGAAGCAACCCGTGACGTTGTTGATGGTCAGAGTGTCACCGGCATTCCGCGCTCGCAGGATAGGAGCGAAGCTCAAGGCACGATAGTTCGCTACTACTACAGCTCCTGAACCTTGAATGTCATAGGAGCATTGAGCAGCGTAGACAAAAGTCTGTGCTGGAGGAACAGCAGCAGTCAGCGACCGGTAAACTTGACGAGCGAAGAACAGTGTTGTGACTGCGAATCCCGGAGCCACTACCCATTCGAGCAGACTGTTGTCGTCCAACGCAGATTGAATGAAGAGAGGGGCATCAATGGTGATGTCATTCGCGATGGTGATGTTCGCATTGACGATGCCACCAGAAGCCGGGATGGTTGCCGCAAATGTGATGCCACCTGCAGGGACCGCATCAGTCGTCCAATCCCAGTCGATGGTGATACCACCATGCGCGATGATCCGCCCACGGTCTGCATCCTTAGACCCTTGAAGGTCCAGCGTTCCACCCGGAGTGATGTCACCGTATATGATTTGATCAGAACCAATGATCAGCGACAGTAGTGAAATGTTCGAGAGGTCAGGCGTCGTGTAGAAAGAGAATTCGCCCGCGAGTGACGTCGGGCTGACCGTCGTGCCCAGTGGAACATCGACATTGCAGAAGGCTGCGATGTCGTAATGCGTACCACTCCAACCGACATTAACTGTCTGCGAGATAGTCTGTCCGGGGGTCATTGCAGCGTGGGCTGACGTGTCACTGTTCGAGCGTGAGAAAACTAAGTTGGACCCGAACGCTGTCGAGTGACGGTGCAACACAAGCATCGCATCGACGGTGCCACCGAAATCATTGATCTTCGATGTAGCGTTGAATGTAACGCCACCGACATCGATGCCACCCTGCTCAAAGCCGGGATCACCGATACTAACGTTGTCAGTCAGCACCATGGGGACTGTAAGGTCACCCATGACAACCGAGTCAACATCAAAGTTGGAACCGTCATCCTGATAGAGGGTGTTGGCTGCTACTACGCCGGGATTGACAGCTTGAGATACGAACTCAAGCCAATCGGTTGAGGCAGGTCCACCACCTCCGGGGATTGTTATCGTCTTAGTTGTGCCTGCGCCTGACGCGACTACTCCCGCGCCGACGAAGTCAAGGGTGTCGGCTGGAACACCAACCGGGGCACCCTCGTCCTCGACAATGATGGTGCTCGCACCACCTCCGCCTGCTAACCAGTCGTAGTCGTAGTTGTCTGCGGTGAGCTTGGTAAGAACTGTACCGGGCGCACCGTCATCCGGAATCTGTATTGCTACGATCCCAGAGAAACCCAGACCTGACTGTGCAGTCATGGGTTACCTCAGAGAGCTGCGGTAATCGCGTCCCGCGCTTTAGCGAGTCTCGATTGTGCTCCTGTAAGCTCTTGTTCTCGACTGGCGAGTTCATCAGCTTTCTGGTGGAGTAAGGCTTCAGCATCACCCAGCTCATCCTCACGGACTTGCAGGGCTCCCTTTTCGGATTCCACGGCAGCCACTGCATTCTCGGCACGGCTCAGCGCTAATTTTGCGCCATCGTTCCGACTTGCTGCCTGATCGACCAGTGTGTCCGCTTCTTTTGTTGCTTTTTCTATGATCAACTCCGCTTGATTTTTGGCTTCGTCCACGAGGGATTGGGCCTGATCAAGCGCAGCATCGACCGCTTGCTGTGCAGCTGCCTGATCGGCGTCGATTGCCGCACGTATTGAAAGAATCTCACTGGCAGGACCAGCAAGAGCAATTTGCTCGCGTGCAGATGCCTCAGCAGATTGAAGCGAATCGATCTTCGCCTGCAACTGCTGAGGATTGGCGAGCAGTTCCAAAGCAGCCATTGACTGGCTTCCTTGGCCTCCAGCAATACCTGCTCCGCTCATGATACTGCTCCTGCTTGGATAAGGTTAAGGATTGCCGACCCAGCACCCAATGTCTGGTTCAGCCTGACACCAGTTGGAGGGAACGCGTAGTTACCGTCCGCATCAGCGATCAGTCCTACGAGGGTTGGATGAGGGAACCAGAGTGCCGTTGCCGGGTTGAAGTCTTCAGCGAACACGTCGTCGAAGGTATGCTCAACCGTGTACGTCGCCGGAGCGGTGATGTCAACACCCAACCCAATGTTAGTCGGGTTGAGATATTGATCAATGGGAATCACCGCAGAGGTACTGACTCCCGAAGTAGTTACTCTTACGGGTCTCATGTCAGTTCTCCTTAGCTACGCTCAGTCGCCGCGAAGAGGTAATCGAGGTCCAGAGTTATGGCACCGGCAGCACCAGCGAAAACACTAATCGTCGGAGCCAAAGGTCCAACCGGCAACGTTGATGCGTCAAGGAAGCCCAGAGGCGTACCGTTGGCACCGTAGTAAATCCGATCTTGTCCGTCCCAGTAAAACTCGACGGTGAACGACGTGGCATCAGCAATAGCAGCGATAGCAGTGTCTTCGTCGATAGTCGCAGCACCAGATCGAACGAGAATGTCCAGATCGAGATCAGCTGTGTCCTTGCGGAACTGGACGCAGTTGGCTGGAGCCAGAGCAGCACTGTCGGCCAGACCGACGTTGATGTTGACCTCGCTCGCAAGGTCCACTTCGATCTTCGCGCGGAAGTAGGTCGGCCTCGGCTGGGTGATGTCGAAGTTATCCGGGAGTTTGATGAGCGACTCTTCGTTAGTCGCCACCGCTCCAGTTATAAGCCGCAGTACACCACCGTCAGCAGCTACCTGCGCAGTCGAACCGGTACTAACGGCTGTCCACTGTGCAGCAATAAATTCATCGAAATCTTCCATGTAATTATGGAAGCGTGTGGGATCGAGTTGTGCCATCGAGCCGAAGAGCGCGGCGGCATTACGGTTGTTTACACCGTTCTCGAAGTTGGTCATTTGAATGTTAACTAAACCCATCTTGGTTTCTCCAATTCACGTATGGAGAAGTTAGGGGGGACATTCGATAGCCCCCCCACCCTTCTGCTGTTTTGGAACTTAAAGTCCCGGTGTGCCGTAAACCGCACGCGGGTCAGTCCAGTCCGGAATGTATCGTTCCGTGGACTTGTACCGCATGGAATCGGTCTCGAAATCACCTTCCATCGACTTCTCCAGCCCGCGACGTTTCATCAGCTGCAAGCCGCGAGGTGCATCCGTCTGGACCCACCATGCAGTTGTGCTCGTGATACGCGACAGGTTGGCCTGACCCTGAGACAGAAGTCCCATCGAGAGGATCGGGTTGATGTCGTTGTTCGCTGTGCCAGCGCGCAGGACACTCTTCAGCAGAACTTCTGCTTGGAATACCTGACTCGGACCAGTGACAATCTTGAGAGGCTGCAAACGAATCCGCTTGCCGTTATTGTCCACGGCATTTCGGATCTGAATGAGCATCTGCTCAAGTGACGTCTGCGATAAAGCTGCAGCTGTCGTCAGAAGGTTCGAGAAAACGCCACCAGCAGATCCACCCGGTGCTATTGGGTGATTGGTAACGTTCAGCGCTACACCGTCACCACCAACGAACGCACCATTGAAGGCACGGTTGAGGATGTTGGCGCAGAGCGTCTCTTTCGTTTCGATCATAGACTGGGCGAGATGCTCAGAATAGATCCGACCGATACGAATGTGGTCGCCGTCTTCGACCAAGACTTTGGTAAGCGCGAACGCCAGACCGAAGACCTTGTAGACGTAACGCTGAATGAACAGCACTCCGCCTGCGTCGAATGTCA